GAAACCGGGGACGACTCCGGCATCGTGGATCTCCAGGAGGTCGAGGTGCTCCGCCGTACGCGGCACATTCAGGTAATTCTCGAGCGTCCGTTTCTCCCGTTTGACAGCGTCTACGAGGAAGTCCTGGTCGACATTGACCTAGGAAATGGAATTTCCACCTATGGCACTTGTGACCGCCTCTGCATCACAGGCCACGAGGCCGTGATGTTCGACTACAAGTTCGGATACTGGGCCGTCGACGACGCGGAGCAGAATCTCCAGACCTGGGCTTACGTCCTCGGCACTTTCCAGCAGCACCAGGAGCTCTCCAAAATCACTTTCCATTTCATTCAGCCTCGGTTGAACAACGTCAGCTCCGCGATGTTCACCCGCGCGGACATCCCCCGGCTCACGGCGCGCATTCGTGCCGTCATCGTCGGCGCGGAGAATCCTGACTCTCCACACACCCCGGGGCAGGGTTTGTGCGAGTTCTGCGCGAAGGCTGGCGACGGCTCTTGTCCCGCGCTAAACGAACGCGCCCTCACCTTGGTTCGCAAGTACGACGACAGCCTGGACATCCCCGATCTCGTCCACGGCTCGGAAATTACCGACCCCGCGACGATCGCTCGGCTGCTCATCCTGGCCCCTGCGGTCAAGAAGGCCGCCGCCGGTTGGAGCCTCCGGGCTCGTGAAATGATGGACGCCGGTATCGTCGTCCCCGGATTCACCCTCAAGTCGCGCGGGGGCAAGCGCGCCATCACTTCTTCTCAGGCGGCGTGGGAGATGGTGAAAGATACGCTCACCCCGGAAGAGTTCGCCGATTGTGCGGAGCTTTCTGTCCCCGATCTCCTAAAAGCCGTGGGCAGCAAAGCGCCCCGCGGGTTGAAGAAGCACACCATGGAAGCCCTCGAAGATCGCCTAGCGGACGAAGGAATCCTCGAGCGCGGGGCTACCACAATGGTCGTCTCCCGCAAACACGAGGCCCCGGTCGGCGCGCTGCTGCCCGTCACTGACGGCTCCGCGGGTTTCACCTCCGTCGAGGAATAGCGGGTTGCATATACCGCTCACCTACCCTAACTTTCGCAGCTCTCAGATAAACACAAAACCAACACACGCACATAACTAATATGGGAAACCAATCATTCACCGACATCGAAGCTACCACTGACGAAACCGCGACGCCCGGCGAAGGCTACAGCCCCGTCGCGGGCACATCTTCCGCGACGTCCTCCGCGATCACCCATTCCCCGGGCTCCAGTTCCCCCGCCACCCAGCACGGCGGCCTGAGCCTCGAAGGCACCGGCATCGAAGGGGAGGTCGACCGGCGCGACATCCACATCCCGAAGCTGACCCTGGTCAACTCGTTGAGTAAGACCCGCACGGAAGGCGAGCTGCCGCTGGGGGCGCTCGTCTTCTCGGACACCATTGTGCTCAATCCGGTGCCGAACGGCCCTGACGGGAAACCCGCCCGCGGCTACAAGGAGACGCCGCAGATCGAGGTCGTCGTCCTCGGTCTCAAGAAGAGCTACCAGAAGAAGACGGAGTACGGCTCTGACGAAGAGACGGTCCGCTGTGACACGGCCGCGGAAGTCCGCGCCCTCGGAGGAACGATCGAGCGCAACGACAAGACGCGCCCGCTCTTCGAGGAGACGGCCCAAATCCTGATCTCCGTTCCGGCCCCGGTCGGCTGTGACGAGAACGATCTCGACTATTTCCTCCACGAGACGGCGGAGGGGAAACGCTATGCCAAGGCGCTCTTCTTCGTGAAGTCCATCGCCTACACGAACGTGGCGAAGGAAATCTTCACGTTCGTCAACAACACCCGGCAGCCCACGATCAACACGACCTTCCTCCTCTGGAGCAAGTTCATGTCGACGGAGAAGTTCTCCTGGTGGACTCCGAAGCTGAAAGCCGGCCGCCGGACGACCCCCGAAGAGCGCGCGTTCTTCGCGTCGAAGCAGTAACCAACACCGACCATGAAAACTCTCATCGCCTGTTTTCAAGCCATCCTCCGGTTCTTCCAAGGGGTCCCCGACATCACAAAGGCAGAGATGCGGAAGATCCACGAGGAAGCCAGTCGCGCCGAACAGGAGGCACACCTCTTGGTCCTGCGGGCACGCGACGAAGATATCCGGCTCCGCATGGGGGCGGAGAAGGTCGCCGCGGACTTCGCCCACAAGGAACACCCAACCCTCGGCGTGCCCGTCGGCCAGTAACCGAACACACCGCTAACCATCCTTCGGGGCGGGGCAGAAATGTCCCGTCCCTTTTCTTTCCCCGAAAATATGACCTCGTCTCCTAACTCCTGCAATCAAATTTCTCCCTGTGGGTCGCCCGTCAACTTTCTGCCGCCCCGCGTGGTAGGCATCTGTGGACACAAAGGCCACGGCAAGAACCTCCTGGCATCTTTCATCCAGGTCGTCGACCCGGCGTTCCGGTGCCTAGCCTTCGCTGACCCGTTGAAGGTCGCGGTGGCTGGGATTTTCTGCCTCGACCTTGACGAGCTCCACGACCCGGAGCGCAAAGAGGTTCCGTTCCTCGCACCGATTGAGATGGACCAGTACCTACTTTCGATGCAACAGCGCCTTGGCATCGAAATTCAGCCCGGTGGTGAGATCGCCAACTCCCCCCGGGAGCTCATGCAGAAGTTTGGGACGGAGTACGTACGGGACGCGTCCCCCGGATACTGGGTTCGTTCCGTGATGCGTGAGATTCGACGCTCCGGCCGCGACACCCTGATTACCGACGTCCGGTTCCCCGACGAAGCCGACGCCGTCCGGCGGTCCGGCGGCCTGGTCGTCCGGCTCGTCCGCGATCACCAGTTCCCAGAGGCGGAGCACGTATCGGAGAAAAACGACTTCTGGCCCGACGCCCTCTTCCACGTCGCCAGCGGCGACCACAACCGGCTCCGCGACGTCGCCTTCGCCATTGTAGCCATGGCCAACGGCCCCCGCGTGTTCCCGACCGTCTATGGGGGTACGCGCTAAGATGCCAAATACTCCATCCCCTCGCGCCCAGATCATTACTCGCCGGACGTACAATCGCCCTCTCGACGAGGCGGGGTCTACGTTCGAGACGTGGGATCAGACGGTCGACCGCGTCATCGGCCACCAAGCATGGCTGTGGAAGCGGGCCGCTGGCCGCAATCTCAAGAAAGAGGAGAAAGAGGAGCTCGAAGCTCTCCGCCAGGTCATGCTCGAGCGGAAGGCACTGGTCGCCGGCAGGTCTCTGTGGCTCGGAGGAACTGAGGTCGCCAAACGACGCGAAGCTTCGCAGTTCAACTGCTCTTTCACGAACGTCGAGACGGTCTTCGACGTCGTCGACGTACTGTGGCTCCTCCTCCAGGGTTGTGGCGTCGGTTTCAAACCGATCGTCGGAACCTTGAACGGGTTTTTCCGGCCGATCCCGAACATCGAGATTGTGCGCTCGACCCGGACCGAGAAAGGAGGTAACGAGTCCAACGCAGAGACCTTCGACGCTGAGACAGGTGTGTGGACCCTGACGATCGGGGATAGCGCCGAGGCGTGGGCCAAGAGTGTCGGGAAGCTCCTGGCCGGAAAGTATGCGGCCAAGAAACTGGTCCTCGACTTCTCACAGATCCGCCCCGCCGGGCAGCGCCTTGCCGGCTACGGCTGGATCAGTAGCGGAGATGGGGCAATCGCCACCGCCTACTCGGCGATATGCGCGATCATGAATCGCAGAGCCGGGTCTCTGCTCACGAAAATCGACATTCTTGATATGGTCAACTGGCTCGGGACGATCCTCTCGAGTCGTCGAAGTGCTGAAATCGCCCTGTGCGACTACGGGACTGACGAGTGGCGAGAGTTCGCGAGCGCCAAGAGTAACTTCTGGGCGTGCAACGCCTGCGGCTCTCACGACACTTCGTCCGGGGCGTGCGGCTTCTGCGGGGCTACGGACACAAACCACCACCGCCAGCAGAGCAATAACACAGTCCTGTTCGACAAGCGGCCGTCGCGCTCGGAGCTCGACGAGATATTCTCCATGATGATCGCCGCGGGCGGTTCGGAGCCTGGTTTCGCAAATCTGGCCGCCGGACGCCGACGAGCGCCGTGGATGGCGGGCTTGAATCCCTGCGCCGAGATCCTGCTCGGAAACAAGTCCTTCTGCAACCTCACCGAAGTGGACGTGGGTAAGTTCAAGGGAGACTCCCACGGCTTGCGCGCGGCGGTGCGTCTCGCGGCTCGTGCCAACTACCGGCAGACGTGTGTTAACCTCCTGGACGGAATCCTCCAAGAGGCGTGGCACCTCAATAACGAGTTCCTCCGTCTCTGTGGGGTGAGTTTGACTGGGATTGTTCGCCGGCCGGATCTCCTCGCCTACGACTACCGGGAGCTGGAGCGCACTGCAACCGCCGCGGCCTACTCTATGGCCGACGAGCTGGGACTCCCCCACCCCAAGAACGTGACGACCAACAAACCCTCGGGGACTTTGGCGAAGATCATGGACACAACGGAAGGAATGCACCGCCCTCTCGGACGTCACATTTTCAACAACGTCAGTTTCCACAAGCACGACCCTTTGGTGGGAATCCTCCGCGCCGCTGGCTACCGCATTGTGCCGAAGCCGAAGGATGTGGAGAGTGTCCTCATCACCTTGCCCGTCTCATACCCGGACGTGCCCTTCGACAAATTCCAAGGACGCGACGTCAATCTCGAGCCCGCAATCGTGCAGTTGGAGCGGTACAAACTGCTGCTCCAGAACTGGTGCCAGCAGAACGTCTCCGCCACGATCTATTATGACGTGGGCGAGAAGGATGTGATCCTCGATTGGCTTGAGAAAAATTGGGACGACTATGTGGCGGTATCCTTCCTGTTCCGCACAGACCCAACGATCACGACGGACCAAGCCCGGCAGCTTGGCTACGACTACCTCCCGCAAGAGGTTGTGACCAAAGAGACCTATGATGATTACGTCAGCCGGCTCTCGCACGTCGACCTGTCGTCCGTATCGGGGTTCTCTACGGAAGCGGTCGAGGACACGAAAGATTGTCCCGGAGGAAGTTGCCCGATTCGTTAACTAGCACTTGACGCACTTCGCGACCGGTTTAATATACCGCACACCTACCGCCGCTCGCGGTCCGACCCCGCCCGGCGGCCAATTTTCCCTAAATAACCGAAACCCATGCACTCCCAAAAATCCGCTCAAAAACCCCGCTCCTTCAAAGTCTCCCGCGGCCACTGGCGCACGAAACCCCAGACTCGCGTACTCCTCGGTCTACCCCCAGGGTATCCGATCCCGAACGCCCTCTGTCGCCTGCCCGACTCCGCCCTCGAGAAGATGGTGCAGACTGCGGCCCAACGCATGATCGCCAAGCAGGCGGAAATGCAAGGCCACATCATGGCAGACGTCGCCAATGCGGCGGATCAGCTTTCGGTCGAAGACCCCCACCTCGTTCCCGTTTCTTAACCATGCTTCTTTTCTCTGCCGGAGTTTTCACTGGGTCCCTACTGGGGTTCGTTCTGGGTATCGCTTTCTTCGCTTGGTGCATCGGCGAAGCCAAACCCAAACGTCGTTCAGTTTTCGTCCCCGACTCTATCTAACCCATGCCTACCCCATTCGAAGCAGCACTCAGCAACGCCCAATCCCTCGCCCACCTCGGACAACTTGTCCACCAGAACGCTGTCGACCACGGTTTCTGGGAAGGCGGGGTCGAGGCTCGCAACAAGGGCGAAATGCTCGCCCTCATCCACTCCGAGGTTAGTGAAGTCCTGGAGGCCGTTCGTAAGGGCAACCCTCCCGACAGTCACACCCCAGAGCTGACCGGTGAGGCGGCCGAGATGGCGGACATCACAATCCGTGTCCTCGACTACTGCCACGCCTTCGGCATCGACCTCGGCCACGCCATCGCGGTGAAGCACGCGTACAACGTCGGCCGCCCTCACAAGCACGGGAAGAAATTTTAACCTACCATGAATACCCAAACCGAAGAACAAACCCTCGCAATCGTCCCGGCCGGCAGCGGCCCCAACATCGAAACCCTCGAACCGGTCGGCACCCCCGTCGTCTGGGACGGTTTCAAGAGCCGCGCCGCCACCCTCCTGGCCGGCGCTACGTCTCTCGTCGTCACAGACGTTTCGCAGGTCGCCCTCATGAAGGAGGCCCGCGTGAAACGCCTCACCCTGCGATCCTTGCGGATCGAGGTGGAAAACCACCGCGTGGAACGCGGGGAATACTTCAAGACGAAGAAGCAGGAGATCGACGGACAGGCGGCTGCGCTGAAAAACCTCCTCGCCCCCGTCGAAGCCCACCTCCTGCTCCAAGAGCAGTTCGCCGAACGCGCGGAGGCTATCCGGGTCGAGGAGCTCCTCGAAAACCGCATCGCGGAGATCACCCACGCCGGCGGGAATCCGAAGCTCTACAGCCTGCGTGACATGGCGGAGGCGGACTTCGTCGAGCTCACCAATGGGCTCCGCGCGACCCAACAAATCAAGATCAATGCGGCGAAGGCCACCGAGATCGCCCGCCAGGAGGCGGACAAGGCCGCGGCCCTTGAGCGGGAGCGCGTGCAGGCGGAGAACGCCCGCCTGAAAGCGGAGGCCGCAGTGCGTGAGCAGGAAGCTGCCACAGAGCGGGAGAGCGCCCGCTTGGAGCGCATCAAGCTCGAGGACGAGTCCCGCGCGCGGCAAGCCGCCGCCGAAGCCATCCGCCAGAAGCAGGAAGACGACGCGCGGGCGGCACGGGCCGAGATCGAGGCCGCCCAAGAGGTCGAACGCGCCCGCCTGCGTTCGGAACGGGAGGCCGCGGAAGAAACCGCCCGCCAGGAGCGCGCGGCCCGGAAGGTGATCGAGGACGCGGAGCGCGCCCGCAAGGCCGCGGAACAAGCGGAAATCGACGCCGCGGCCGAAGCCGCCCGACGCGCCGCCGCCGCGCCGGACAAGGAGAAGCTCCTCGCACTCGCCAGCGCCGTCCGCGGAATCCTCGTCGGCGAAATGGTGAGCCCGGAAGGGATCGAGCTTTACCGCGAGATCTACCAGCACCTTGAGAAGACGGCGGGGATGATCGAACGCCGTGCCAACGCCCTCTAAACCTCGGGCGTTTTTCCTCCACTTCAACAAACCGGCCAGCCGTTCGGCTGGTCGGGCTTGTTGGAGCGTCCACCAGTCGGGCGTCTGCCACATCGTCCATGACTTCGTCCTCCGGGCCACCGTCCGGCCCCACTACCGCAAAACCCAACCTGTCTGCGTGCTGAAAGGCCGCGGCGTCGTCACCGTCGACGGAGATACGGCAACCATTTCTTAGCCACTTATGAACCCCATCGAATCCTACCCGTCCATTTTCAATCTTGGCCATCGCGCCCTCCTCCCACTCCTCTCCGTCCCCCTCGTGATCGAGGAGAAGGTCGACGGCTCACAATTCTCCTTCGGGAAAGATCTCGAGGGGAACCTCGCTTGCCGGTCGAAAGGCAAGCAGATCAACATGGAAGACCCGGAAAAGCTGTTTGGGAAGGCCGTGGAGTCGGTGCGCTCGATCGGGGATAGCCTGATCCCCGGATTCACTTATCGCGGGGAATACTTGTCGAAGCCGCACCATAATACCCTGACCTACGGGCGGGTCCCGGCGCTCAATGTCATCATCTACGACGTCCAAGACGCCGCCGGGTGGTTCCTCGACCGGAACAACAAACAGGTCCTCTGCGTGGGCCTCGGGTTGGAGCTGGTGCCCACCTATTACCATGGCAAACTCCCCGAGGAGAATGCGGAAGCTTTCCTGCGATCGTTCCTCGACCGGGAGAGCATTCTCGGAGGACAGAAGGTTGAGGGCATCGTGCTCAAGCCGGCCGGCTACGATGTCTTCGGCCCGGACAAGAAACTCGTCATCGCCAAGCTGGTAAGTGAAGCGTTCAAGGAGGTCCACGGAGCAACTTGGAAGACGGAGCACGGCCCGAAGTCTGGTGCTGACATCCTCCAGCTCCTCGGACGCCAGTTCGCGACGCCTGCCCGGTGGCAGAAGGCGATCCAGCATTTGTCCGAGGGCGGCCAGATTGAGAACGACCCCCGCGACATCGGGAAGCTCATGAAGGAAGTCCCCGAGGATGTGCTCCGTGAGTGCAAGGAAGAGATCCTCGACGCTGTGTTCGCGTGGGCGTGGCCGCAGTTGAAGCGGACCCTCACGACGGGTCTTCCGGAGTGGTACAAAGAGAAGCTCGTGGCGTCAGCTTTCGAGACAGTGGCAGCCGGGGTTTAATACACCGCTCACCTACCTATGATTTCCGACACCTCTCTTTCATCCGCCATTTTTCAGCAAGGCACCACGACAGCTCCGCCCCCGGTGACCGGTAACCCCGATTTCGATAACACCTACGCCGTCGACTTCGAGACGTATTACGACAAGGAATGCACGGTCAAACTGCTCGGCAACCACCACTATTGCCGGCACCCGATGTTCGACGCGTATCTCGTCTCGATCTACGGCCCGGGCGTCAGCTTCGTCGGCCACCCGCAGGAAGCCCCGTGGCACCTGATCCGAGGCAAGGGTAAACGCTGGATCTCCCACAACGCGGGGTTCGACGAGGCGGTGCAGCTCTCCCTCATTGAGAGCAAGGCCATCCCCGCGGACGCGCTTCCCGAAGAATGGCTCTGCACCGCCGACATGGCCGCCTACTTCGGAGCCCCGCGAGCCACGAAGCTGGCCCTCAAGTGGTTCTTCAACATGGAGATCTCGAAGCAGGCGCGAGACGACATGAAGGGGAAGTATTGGTACATGCTCGGTGACGAGCAGAAAGCGACCATGCTGGCGTACGCGATGGACGATTCTGTCTATTGCCGCGACAAGCTTTGGCTCACTCTGGCCCCGCTGTGGCCGGCGCACGAGCGGAAGCTCTCGACCCTGACCCGCACCATGGGGCGACGGGGTGTCAAGCTCGACATCCCCCTTCTCCACGAAGGACTAGCCAAGCTCCGTGCAGTCAAGGAAACCTCCCGACAGATCATCCCCTGGGCACCGGAAGACTTAGACAACGAGAAAGGAATCCTTTCCAAGAAGCAGCTCAATCTCTGGTGCAAAGAGCAGGGAATCGAGGCTCCGTCGTCCCTCGCGAAAGACAGTCCGGAATGCCTAGCCTGGGAAGAAAAGTACGGGGACAGTTACCCGGTCGTCGGCGCGATGCGGGACCACCGCCGGTCTAACATCCTACTCAAGAAGCTGGAGAAGATGGAGAGCAGGCTATTGCCCAACGGCCGGATGATTTTTTACCTCAAGTATTTTGGGGCGTGCATCACGGGCCGGTGGTCCGGGGATGGCGGTCTGAACATGCAGAATCAGAACCGCGACGAGGTGTTCGGGGTCGACCTGCGTCACATCACTATTGCCGGCGAGGGATGCAAGTTCGCGATTGCTGACTCCTCCCAGATCGAACCTCGCACACTCGCATGGCTGGCGGGGAATACGGGATTTTTGCAGAAGATCCGCGAAGGTTTCGGCGTCTACGAAGCGTTCGCCGTGGCCAAAGGGAAGTGGCCGGCGGAGAAGAAAGGCAAGCTCAAGAAGGAAGACCCATCGCTCTACAAGTGGGCGAAGGCGGCCGTCCTCGGGCTCGGCTACGGCTGCGGCAAGGACAAGTTCATCTTGGTAGCCAAGATCATGGCGGACCTCGTCATCACGCTCGAGGAGAGCACAGCCATGGTGAACGACTTCCGCACGACGGAGACGCACACCACGGACCTGTGGAAGAAGTTGGAGAAGGCGATGAAGTGCCACATCGGGAAGGATTTCTTGATCCAGCTCCCGACCGGCCGGCTCCTGCGGTATCGCAAGGTGGAGGTGGAAGATGGTGGTGGCTTGTCGGCGGAGGTGGTCAAGCAGGTCCACGGCGCGGAAAAAGTGATCCGTATGCGCTACTGGGGCGGAGTCCTCACGGAAAACATCGTCCAAGCGACGGCCCGTGAAATCTTCGCGGCGATCATGCTCCGCCTCGAAGCGGCGGGAATCCCTGTCGTCATGCAGGTCCACGACGAAGTGATCTGCGAGGTCCCCGCTGGGACGCAGGAGGAAGAGGAGGCGATGAAGCTCAAAATCGAGGGCATCATGTCCGCCACGCCGGGCTTCATGAAGGGGTTGCCTTTGGGGTGTGAATCCCAGTTTTCCACCCACTATTTGAAGTAACGGGTTGCTTATACCGCAACCATACCTGACATTTGCCGACCCATGGAAACCTCTCCGACTGTCCCCACCCCGCCCCCTACACCCACAAACCGGGAGCAATGTACCCAAGTCTGCATCGACGCCATCAAGCTCGGCGCAGATGCGGGGCTCGAAAAAATCATCCTGGGCGTTTCCCGCTCCCTGCTTGGGATCCTCTTGCAGGGGCAGCGGATGAACACCCCGTTCCCGATGTTCAGTGCCAAGGTGCTGGATGAAGCAGGGGCCGAGGCCACGATCAGTGCAGTGATGTTCTGCGACCCGAGCCTCCCCGGAGTCGCCGCCTACTCAATGTCTTGGCCCACAGCGCCGCTGTTCCCGGTGACACTGACACCCCCTGCGGAGGGAGCGAAGTAAGTGGCTGCCTACTACAACGAGTTCGTCCCCGAGCTCGCGGCACAATTCATCCTTTCGTTTTCCGATATTTACCCGTCCTAAGATGCCTTCTCCTGAAATCATCACGGCGATCTACGCCCGCCTCGGGTCCAACACCGTTCTTCTCCCTCTCCAGTTTGGCACGAAGAAGTGTCTGGCCCGGGGGTGGCAGAAGACGCAAATCGCCGACACTCAGACCGCGGCCTACTCCGCATCCCTATTGGTAGCCAATGTGGGTGTTAGCCTTGGGGCACCCTCTGAGGGTCTGATCTCCATTGACCTCGACGACGACGACGTTGCCGCGGAGCTCCTGGACAAAAACCCGTCTCTGGCCAGTACACTCCGCACTCGCGGGGTGCGCGGTTGCAACCTCTGGGTCCGCATCGACGGGGAATACCCGGGCTCCTGCAAGCTTTTCAGCAAAGCGCAAAACAAACCAGTCGGCGAGTGGCGCTCGACCGGCAACTACACCGCGATCTACGGCCGGCACCCGACCGGCTGCGACTACACTTGGCTCGTGGATGCCCCGGCGGTCACGCTCAAATATTCCGACATCATTTGGCCGGACGACGTCAGCGTTTCGGAGCCAAGCAAATCGGTCGTGCGCGAGGTCGGGAAACCCCTCGCCGAGACCTTGCTCGCCAACCGGCGCAAGGTGGCCGAGACCCAACTCCATGGCGTCATCTGGGAAGATGATGTTCGCGGGTTCTGCCGTTGCCCGGGCAAGGAGCGGCACACGGCCGGTGACGGTGATCGGGATTGTCAGGTCGCGGTCGACGGCGTCCCGACCGTACATTGCCTCCACACCTCCTGCATGGCGGAGGTGGTCCGCGCCAACGCCCTCCTCCGCCAAGCCAGCCTATCCAACGAGGTCGTTATTCTCCCCGACGGTTACGCCAGCGTGGAAGACGCCGCGGAGCAGGTATACGAGATCCTGAAAGGCACTCGTAATTTCTACCTCCGCGGGAACACGGTGTCCGAGATCGGCTCCTCGACGACCACGGGGCCGTGTCTGGAACCGATGACGGTCATCCGGGCACAGGCGACGTGGGAGAAGTATACCCGCTTTGGCTTCCGCAAGTTCAAGGACGGCGAAGAGAAAACGACTCTCTGTCTTCTGCCCGAGCTCCACGCCAAGCTTCTCCTTGCCGCGGACGAGCGTAAGCGTCTCCCCTTCGTTGAGGGTGTGGTCACGTGCCCCATCCTTTTCAAGGACGACACGGGGGCTCTGGCCATCCACAGCGATGGCTACAACGCACAGACCAAGCTTTACGTATCCAACGCCACCGGGGCGACAGTTCCCGTCGTCCCGCTCAAAGAAGCGATCGAAGCAATTCGGGATCTCGTCGGCGATTTCCTCTTCGAGAGCCCCGCGCACCGGAGCCGCGCTATCATGAGCTTCATCACGCCGGCTCTCGTGTTCTCCGGCCTTCTAGGGGGCCGCCCGCCCGTCGACGTGGCGGAAGCCGACGACAGCCAGGCCGGCAAGGGATACCGGCACAAGATGATCTGCGCCATCTACGGCGAGACCCCGGCGATGGTGAGTCAGAAGAAAGGCGGCGTTGGTGGCCTCGATGAAAGCTTCCAGGAGGCACTGATCCGCGGCCGTCCGTTCATCTGTCTCGAAAACTTGCGCGGCCGGCTGGACTCGCCCCTCGTGGAGGGTTTCTTGACCGCCCCGGACACGTTCGGTGCCCGCGGCTTCGGCAAAGCGGAGATCGAGGTGAAGGTCAGCCGCTTCGTCACCCTCCTGTCCTCGAACGAGTTGAGTCTTACCGTCGACATGGCCAACCGGTCGTCGATCATCCGCATCCAGAAGCAGCCCCAGTTTTTCAAATTCAAGCAGTACGGCGACGGGGTCCAGAAAGTCGACGTGGCGGAGTGGATCAAGCTCAACCAGTCGTACTACCTCGGGTGCGTCTACCGCGTGGTGCAGGAGTGGTACAGCCGCGGTTGCCCCGGTCGCGAGGACCACGGGGACCACGATTTCCGGTGGTGGGCAAGGCGGGGAGATTGGTTTTGCCAGAACCTTTTCGGCGAGGCACCCATGCTCGTGGGTCACCGATCCATTCAGACCCGTGCCGGCGACGCCCGGCTCTCCTGGTTGCAACGCGTCGCCGTCCAGGCCGACAAGAGCGGCAGACTGTTTGAGCCGTTGAAAATGCACGAGCTTTTGAACCTCTGCGGGGAAGGCGGGTTCGAGCCGTACCGGAAGTCAGGGGATGCGAACAAGCAATTCGGAGACGACGCGGCGGAGCTGCGTTACCTCGGAACCAGCTTCGGGCCGCTCTTCCAGCGGTGCGCCAACCGTGTCGATCTCGACGGCTACTCCATCGTCCGGGACGAGACGACGGCCACGCGGGAAACCAACGGCCAAACATTCTCCGTAAAGGGGTACACGGTTTTGAAGGCGGGCGTGGAACCGCCTGCCGTTTCCTCATCACCAAACACGCACCCAGTGACGGAGACTTCTTCTCCTGCGTCCATTTCCTTCACCTCAACCCTACCCAAAGAATAACCATGGCTACTCACCCACAACTACAACAGCTGTCTTCGGATCTCAACAACCCGGAACTCCCCCGGGACCTCGACGCTTATGAAAAGATCAAGTGCCCGCTGACGATTGGGGCCGTCGTCTCGTGGTACTATAAAGACGAAGAAAAGTTTTGCCTTGAGGAGAAGATTGACGTGCGCAGAAACTCGCAGTGGGAGGGAGTCCTTATCCCTCGGCCGGACATCGAGTGTCGAGGGGAGGGTTTGGAACCCGAAGATTGTGTTCTGGTGGTCTATAACGAGCCGTGCGAAAAGTGCTACCCAGATGTCGAGTACGTCGCATTGAACAGGTTCCTCGACTGCGAAGACTTGGTCGAACTTTTTGCAGTGGGAGCGCGGTCATGAAAATGAACTCCGTAAAGTCGTCCCAGATCTCGGAGATCGGGCACGACCCGGCGACCAAAACGCTCGCCGTGAAGTTCAAAACCGGAGGCGTCTACCACTATGGCAACGTCTCCGCGAGTGACCACCACACCTTGGTGACGGCCCACAGCGTCGGGTCGCACTTCGCCACCAACATCAAAAACCAGCCGAAGTTTCCGGCCACCAAGCAGTAACCATGAAAGCGAAAATCACGATTAAGCAGACGTTCACGGTTGAGCTCGACGGAAAACCTGTTTCGGGAGAGTTCCACATCGAGAGTGATTGGGAGGGATTTGTAAAACTGGAGTCTAACTCTCCTATGGAAACGATCATCATAGAACGCCCCGACAGGGCGGTGAATCAATACGATCTGATCCCGAAGATGCTCGGCGGCAACAGCCCGAACGGGAAGGAGATCACGTTTACAGCGGAGGTTGTTCGTGGGCCGCGAGACTTACGGATTTCTCCAAAGATCGCAACCACCAAACGATGAGCCTCACGATTCTTTCAAATGGCGAAGACTGGGAAGCCCTCTACCGGGACGGGAAGAAGGTGGACGAGGGGCACCGGCTCAATCTCGACGACGTGCTCGAGCTGCTCGGGCACCCGGTCCGCCGAAAGGCGGTCCCGTTTGACCCGGACGGGAACCATTTCCCCGATAACCTGGAGGACCTCCGATGATGGCCCTCCTTACAACCCTCTGGATCTTCACCGCCGCCGTAGCGATCTGGTACTTCTACGAAGACGACGGCCCTGGGCCGTCCGCGGGGGCGGACGACCCCGCGGCGTGGATTACGGCGTCGACCGTCATCGTTTGCTCTTCTTAAGGAAAGGGAGAAAAAGGAAACCCCGGAGCCCCCGGTTTACGGGGACCCCGGGGAAACCCAGGCTGCAACTTGTCTACGCCGCCCTTAGACTCTTGCCGGCCATCCATCTGATCGACCTCTTGTCGCCTTGCTGGTAGTTTCCGACCAAGGATTCGGCCACTTTTCGGGCCTCCTCGGTTGGGTCTTTTCCTGCCGCTTCAATCCGTTGGCAAAGGGATTCTGGGAGGTTTAGGGAGATCATCACTTCGTCGGCTCTGGGTGTATTCATCGGTGGCAAGGTATCATTTCGCAGCGGTTTGTCTCCGCGCCTTTTGGGGGCGTCCGGGGACAGGTTTACCCGCTTCTTTTTTCTGGGTTTTGGAAATTGGTCGGACGTTGATGACGGGGTGGGCGTCTTCAACTTGGTCGTACTCCTTCTCCAGAGCCCGGCGGATCAACTCCGACACGGTGACTCGCTGCTTCTGCGCGAGCTCTTCGAGCCCGGCGTAGAAGTCTTTGCTCACGATGAAGTTAGCCCGGCGGGAATCAGGAGACATGGAGTTCGGCATAGCGGTGGGTTTGGTTTTCTTGGTGTTGATGTCGGGGTTTATGTTACCGAAGGATCGCTTATGGTGGTAGTGGTTGGGTTTATCTGCGGTATAAGCGACTCCTCATGCAGGTCAGGGAGAATGTCAAACCATTCTTTTGCGGTTTTCTTGTTCACCCCGCGGATTTGTTTGTAGACCGTCTGGAGCATCTGCTCTGAGTGGCCTGCACCGTTGGCCACGGCGGCGGCGTTCTCCGTCAGGGCCATGCTGTAGGAGATGAAGGAGACGCGGAGGGCGTTGTGCGGCCACTCCGTCAGACCTGCTTCTTTCCACAGGACCGTGACGACCCGTCCGGCGTCTTCGTACGTCTGGATCGGCGTCCCGTCCGCACCTTGGTATTTTGAGAGCCACGCAAACATGGCGTCGTTCATCTGGACGATTCGCCGGCAACCCGTCTTCGTGATGTCGGTCGTGAGTCGCACCACCCTCTCTTCCATGTCGACGTGGGTGCCCCACACCAACCGGTTGGCCTCCGCTGCCCGCACACCCCCGAAGGCGCAGACAGCCAGGTACGGGATGATCCGGGTGCGCCCGGAGGCTACCGCCGCGCGGAGCACTTTCTCGAGGCTGGACGGCGGCAACACGTCCTTTTCCGCGCTCATCGGTTTCTCGATCTTGTCAAATTTGTCGAACGCAGAGTCGGTCTTGGGGAGGGCATTGGCTTTCTTGGCCGCGCCGTAGAGGAGAGCCACGACCCCCTGGTAGTTGAATTGCGTCCGTAGATTCCACTCCGGGTTCCGCAAGAATTTAGCCACGTCTACGGTGGTAATTTCGTGGAAGGCCCGCCCGGCTGCGAACTCGGCGAAAGCTTTCCCCCGGCGCTTCACCGTGCGGACCCACTCCGGCGACGCCCCACGACCACCTTTCTTCGCCCCGAGGGAAGCCAACACGTCGTCGACGATCTCCGAGACAGGGGCTGGGACAAACGCCGTCGGGCACTGGGCGAGGTAGAACTTGCAGGCGACGTCCAGAGGGACCCCGCCCAAGGACTCCTCGCAGAGTTGCCAATAGCGCAGCTTTTTAGTCGACACCTCGGTCAGATCGTCCCTCGCCGCGCACCGGAAATCGAGGATCTCTCCCGCCTGCTCGAGTGCTTCTTCTCGGGTTTTTACGTTCCGAGTCTGGGGAGTCTTTCCGCCGATCGACCACTTGAGCCGAAACCGGTCGGGCCTGCCTGCCTCCCGCAGCGTGTAAATGTTGACATGGTACGTGCCGAGGCGGACGAGTATTTTTCCGTTCTCCTCGGTGATTTCTGTTTTTGTTGGGTTTTTCATGTTGGGTACGGTTGGGACCAAACCCGGGGTCTGAGAGCCTGTTTTAGGGGCATTTCAGGGCCGGTATATGCGGGTAGAGTATGCCCGTTTCATACCCTAGTCAAGTGCCTCAACAGAAGGAATTTGCGTTGTGCAAAATACGTGGAGGGCAGGGGATTTGAAGGGACCCCGAATCGGGTTGTAAGGGACTGTATAGTAGTCACTTACGAAAGCAACCCGGAAAAGGCGGGACCCGAATGGGCCTTGTCGCTCGGGAAGGTAGGTCCCGACAATTCTCCCGACAAAGTGTCGGGATGCGGTATATTACACCATCATGGGACAAGGGACCGAGCGGTACGGATATGTGTGGCCGGAGGAGATGACCGATTTCAACATCGAGCTCACCGCTTTCAAAATGGGGATCACCCCAGAGGAAGGGGGGCTCGGGAAGGAGGGCCATTTCCGCAACATCGCGGAGGCTCTGTGGGGCGCGGGTAACGAACGGAAGAAGTTCGTATGGCACCCGTGGGCAGAGAAAATGCTCTGGGCGGCCTGCCGATACAAGACCCTGGCCGTCGCGGGCGGCGGGTCGAGCGGTAAGACGGAGTTCTTCGCGATCTGGGCCATCATCAATTTTCTCGCGGACCCAATCAACACCATGGTGCTCGTCACCTCGACGTCGTTGAAGGAGTCCCGGAAGCGCATCTGGGGTTCGATCCGCGAGTATTGGCTCTCTGTGCCAGGTCTGCCTGGGAAACTGGTTGACTCCCACGGCCTGATCCGACTGGACGACGGCTCCGGGGATTCCGTTTACAGTGAGAAGTCCGGCATCTCCCTGATTGCCGGCGAGAAGAAGAACGAGCGTGAGGCGGTCGGGAAACTGATCGGCATGAAGAACAGGCGGGTGTTCCTCATCGCCGACGAGCTCGGGGAACTCTCGGAGGCGATCCTGGGTGCCTGCTCCAACCTAGGCTTGAACCCCTTTTTCCAGATCGTCGGCATAAGCAACCCGAACTCGTACTACGACCCGTTCGGTTTGTTGGCAAAGCCTGTGAATGGTTGGGCCTCGATCAACGCAGAGGAGAGCACGGAATGGGAAACCGAGATCGGGGGCTATGCCATTCGCTTCGACGCACACCGTTCACCGAACGTCTTGGCCGGCGAGGTGATTTACCCATGGTTGCCCACCCAGGAAAAACTCGACGAGGCCCGGCGGCGGTACGGCGAGAAGAGCGTCTTCTATTTCCGCATGTTCCGCGGCTTCTGGTGCCCGCTCGGTGCGGAGTCCCAGATTTACACGGAGGCGGACATCGTCAAGCATTTGGCTGACACGGGCGTCACATGGCAGACACAGCACACCCGGCTCGCGGCGCTCGACCCCGGTTTCACCAACGGTGGTGACGAGTCGTGTGTGATGCTCGGGAGGTACGGCCGCGACGTCGAGGGGAGGTGGGTCGTGAAATACGACCGCTACGAGTTCCTCACGGAGGACGTCACCAACAAGACGGAGCCGCGGAACTTCCAGATCGCGAGGGCATTTATCAAGCTCTTGAACAAAGAAGGGGTACTCCCGCGCAACGCGGCGGTCGACTGCACGGGCGGCGGCGGTCCGTTCTGCGACATCGTGGATTTCCTGATCGGATCGACGGAAGTGCTTCGGGTAAACTTCTCCGGCAAGGCTTCGGAGCGGCCGGTGAGCACGGGCGACCAATCCCCGTGTTCCGAGAAGTACGCGAACCGGGTATCGGAGCTCTGGTACGTCGGCCACGAGTTTATGCGGAGCCGGCAGATCCGAGGCATCATGCCCGCCCTCGCCAAAGAGATGGTCTCTCGCCTCATGTCGGTGGTGAAGAGCGGGACGGCCCGGATCAAGGTCGAGACGAAGCAGGAGATGAAGGCGCGTACGGGAAGTTCCCCGAACATCGCCGACGCGGCGTTCATCATGCTCGAGCTGGTCCGCGAGCGGCTCGGGGCGATCCCGAGCGACGAGGTGGATACGACGGACGAGTACGCGAAGCCAGCGAAACTATTCGACCGCATGGTTCGGGACGCGCGGCTGACCCTCCGCACCTTGGCTCGCAGACGCCGCTAATGGGTTGCATATCCCGCTGTTGCGGTGTACTGTACCCGTCACGGCAGGCAAACGAACGGGCCGGGGCTACACCCCCGGCCCGTGTGGCGGCGGAAAATCACATACAACGGACGTGGCAAAATCTCCCAAGGCACCGAGGGCACCCAAAGAAGTAGTTGGCGACGGAACGGAACAAGTCGGAACGGACGCCCTAATCGGGGTTCAGTTCGACGGTAGCGTCCCGTCTTCGCGCTTACGTGACGCGGCCAGCCTCAAGATCATTTACAACACGCTCAAGATTTGCGACGAGGAAGCCTCCCGCAATCGCGCGGCGGCCGACGCGATGTTCGACGGCGAGCCTCCGTACGACGACGAGGAGCTGGTCGCCTCCGGCCAAGCCCAACGGTGCAATCTCGATTTCGGCGAGGGGGCGGCGATGCTCGAAATGGCCCTCACCGGCTACTACGACCTGACCAACTCCGTCGACGTTCTCGCCCGCATCCAAACGAGCTTCGGCGACGATGCCGGGGAGCGGTCGGAGTGGGAGCAGGTCATGAGCGAGGAGGTTGACCGCACGTTGCACGAGTGGTCGGAGTTCGAGCCCACGCACCAGCGCAACTGCACGGAGTTCGTCAAGCACGGCGTCGGGATCGCTTTCCACACCGACGACGCCAACTGGCAGTTCGACGTCACCGGGCTCAGTGGTTTTTACATCCCACGAGCAACGCGCGTCGGGGAGAACAACATGGAGATGGCGATTGCCGAGAGGACGTACCAGCTCCACGAGCTGTACGCCTACATCTCCGACCCGGGGAATACCGATCCGGGCTGGAACGTCGAGGAAGTCCAAAAAGCCTTAGCTATGGCTACCCGCGACGGTAACGGCACACGCACATGGCGGCAGGACTGGGAAAAGCTGCAACGCGATTTCAAGGACAATGACATCGGGGTCGGCTACGGCCGGCAGGTCACGATCGAAGTGATCCACGCGTGGGTCCGCGAGTTCTCAGGCAAGGTCTCCCACTACATTTCCCTCCAGAACGGTCAGAACGTCAAGTTCCTGTACGAGAAGAAAGATCGGTTCGCCACGATGGCGGACTGCTTTACCATTTTCACCTACGGTATCGGTAACGGGTATTACCACTCGATCCGCGGCCTCGGGTTCAAGGTCTTCTCTCAGATTCAGGTCTCCAACCGCTTGCGCGGACAAGCCGTTGACGGCGCGATGTTCGCGTCCTCCGTCATGGTCCAGCCGGAGAGCGAGAAAGCTTTGCAGGCGCTCGAGCTGACCTACGTGGGTCCGTTCTCCGTCCTCGCCCCCGGATACAAGGTCATCAATCACGCGATGCCCAATGTGGGGGCACAGGTGATGCCAGTGATCCAAGACCTTTCCTTGCTTGTGCAGAACAACATCGGCTCTTACCGGCCGCGCGGTGTCAGCGAGCAACCTGAGAAGACGGCGGAACAGGACCGGCGAGAGGCTCAGGACGAGGCCACACTCTCGGCATCCGCGATGAATCTTTTCTACCAGCCGTGGGGCCGCTTGCTTTGGTCCGTGGTGAAACGGCTCTTCGCGGGAACGCTGCGTTCCCGGGACAAGGGCGGCCCGGAAGCGATCGACCTTATCAAGCGGTGCCGCGAACGCGGCGTCCCTCTCGAAGCCATGAAGGCTATTATCTCGGTTAAGCCTACCCGCGCCATTGGTTACGGGTCAGCCGCTATTCGCGGTATGGCTTTCGACCAGATGATCCCACTCGCGGGTGCTCTCGATGAGATCGGGAAGAACCGACTCCTCCGCGACAAATTTGCTTCGATGCTCGGCGGCTACCACAACGTCGACGCGTACATCCCCCGCGCCCAACAACACATCCGGCTCCCCGTCGACGCACAGATTGCTACCATCGAGAACGCCGTCATGCAGGACGGTGCGACGATCCCCGTTCAGGATGGCCAGAACGACGCGGTCCACGCTTCGATTCATCTCCCCCCGATCCTGGACGCGAGCAAGAATCTCCTCGCCTTGCAGCAAAACGCGGGTGGGCTCGACACGGGGCAGGCCCAACCAATCCTCCTCTTCCTCCACAGCTCGATTCCGCACACGGCACAGCACGTCCAGCGGTTGCTCGAAGATCCTCTTCATAAAGCGGAAGCCAAGCAGGCACAGCATTTGTTGCAGGTTGCTGACCAGCAACTCATGGGTGCAACGGAAAGTTTCCAGAAAGCGCAGCAGGCACAGCAAGATGCCGCGCAGAAAGCCGGCCAGCAACAGCAGGCCCCTGACCCCCGCGTCCAGAAGATGCTCGCGGAGTCACAGACCAAAATTCAGATCGCCCAGCAGGAGGCGCAGCAACGCCTCGCGATCCGCGCCGCGGAGGCTCAACAGAAGCTCCAGATCGAGAGTGTCAAGGCGATGCAGCATATCGGCCACCGCCACCTCGACCAACTCCAGGCCATGGGCGCTTCGCCCATGATGCCTAATGTTCAACCTCCGAGAGGGCCGATCGGACAACCTAATGTCATGCCCCTTTCCCCGGTGCCCCCGGCACCGCAGAGCGCGCCTCAACCGCAGCCATTGATGCCGGCACAGTAACCCTATGCAACCCGAAAACCCTACACTAAACCCTGAGCTCGAAAAGAACTTCACCTACCACGCCCCGAAACCGGGACAGCCGGAGAAGTACGCGCGCCTGCGCGACAAGGCCAAAGAGTTGGCCTACCTGATCGACGAGCTTTGCCCGAAGAGCCGTGAACGCGCGGTTGCTCTGACGGAGTTGGAAACCTCGGTCTTCTGGGCCAACGCCGCCATCGCCCGGAACTGATCCGATGTCCTACACCAAAACCGATTGGTACAACGACGAATCCAAACGCACGGAGCTCTCCAAGCTCCTCGTCACCTCCCCGCTCAAGGATGCCCTTGATGCTCTGATCTTTGATAACCTCCCCGGGGAATCCGGGGATCTCGCTCCGAACGACGCGGTCGGCCGGGCGTTGCTCAACGATCGCCGAGAAGGCTTCTGTGACTTCTACCGCCAACTTCTCGCCCTCGCAAAACCACAGGCCGAGCCCCACACCCCCAAACCAACGCCGGGGGCCTGGGAACATATTCGAAACCCCAAGCAGAAACCCGCAGTTAAGTAACCTACACCTACCATGGCAAAACCAGCAGAAGTAACCCCACCAGCAGAAGCCGACTCCTTTGGAGCCGCGCTCGAGGCCGCACTCTCCGCCGCACCCCTTTCCTCCGCCGCCCCTGACCCCGCGGTGCCGGTGGCCGAAGTAATCGCTCCACCCGTCGCAGCGGTCGTTCCCGAAGTAGTTACTCCGGCCGCCGCCGCCGCGACTACCCCGAAGCTCCCCTCCGCGACCAAGAAGACGGCTCCGGCCGCCGATGCGGATGAGCCCCCGGCCGGTCTCGACGAGAAGGCAGGCAACAAGTGGAAAGAGATCCGCGAGAACGCCAAAGCCGCCGCCACGCGAGCGGAGGCCGCGGAGGCCCGCGCACTTGCCGCCGAGGAGAAGTTGAAAGGCTTCGACCCGGACGAGATCGCGAACCTGCGGAAACGCTCGACCGAACAGGAATCGGAGCTTTCCATCTCCCGCGTCGAGGCGACCAAGGAATATAAGGATGCCGTCACAGTCCCGATCGGCCAGGTCGTCGACGCCGCCAAAGCTTTGGCCAAGCGGTACAACTTGCCGGAGCGAGATGTCGTCTCCGCTCTCCAGGAGACGGACGCCGACAAACAGTCGGAGCTCCTCCAAGGGCTCGCGGCCACGCTCGGGACGCGCGACCAAAGCCGCCTCTTCCGCATGGGCGACGACATGCTCATGCTCAACGGTCGGAAGGACCTCATCATTGGCAACGCTGCCGAGACTCTGAAACGGATCGAGCTGAAACGCACGGAGCAGATCGCCGCTTTCGAGACGGGCAGCAAGGCGGAGCAGGCCGCGGCCTATGATGGCGTCTGGAACAACCTCAAGACGCAGAGCGACTTCTTCAACGTGGACGCCGAGGGCGTCGACCCCGACCACAAGGCGGCGATCACGGAAGCGGTGAAAATCGCCCGCGGTCTCCACTTCGAGACCTTGGCCCCGCAGCAGAAAGCCTTCGCCGCATACGCGGGCGCACACTTCCCCTACCTCATGAAGGTGATCGGCGCTCTCCAAACGGAGAACGAAGGTCTGGTGGCTGAACGGGCCAAGCTCCGCGCCTCCGCGCCGGGTGCCGGCGGCGGCGGAGCTGGAGCCCCCATTGTGGCGGGCGACGAGAACCTCGACTTTGGTGTGGGTATGGAGGCGGCAATGGCCGCTGGTTAGCATTTTCGCAGGCATCGCTACCTACGGACCGGGCGGCACGCCGTTAAGGCGTGCCGCCCTTTCTCGTTTGACGAGGGGTGAAAGCGGGTGTATTATACCGTACGCCGACAAGCGGTTCTTGTCACGGTTCCCTCGGAACCGCCCGCGAGGGGAACTCCGTTGATGCGGTTAGGCAGTCAGGAAAATCAACGCGGCACGGCACCTCAAGGTGAGGTCAAGCCGGCCTCTCGCAACCAAAACAACGCGCGACCTGGATAGGTCGTGTCGGCTCCTCAGCACTTCGCACGGTATGGCTCTTTCACTCGCTTCTCTCAACACGGTTCTCGCCACGGAGGCCAATCGCCTCGGTCCAACCATCGCTCGCAAGACGGTCAATCTCTCCATCTGGAGCAAGCTCATCAAGCAGGCCGCCTGGCCCGATGAAATGGGCGCGGTCATCTCCATGCTGATCTACCAGCGTGGTCTCCCGGCAACTCCGCTTAACTGGAGCGCCGTTCAGGCCGCCACGCTCGTCCAGGACCCGACCGACCAAACGGCCCGGCAGATCCCGGTCGGTGCGAAGGTTAATTTCGCCACCAAGCTGCGCCAGTATGGCCTCCAGCACTCCGCGATCGAGTCGCCCCTTTTCGACGTCACCGGCCTCCGGTTCTCCTTCAAGCGCAAAGAGCAGCTCGACAACATCTACCAGATTCTCGAGGAGTCCGTGCGCTACTCGTGGGACGTGCGGAAGCGTGACGAGTACGTTCGTCTCTCCGAGCGGAAGATCGTCGTCGCCCCCGGTCTGCCGGAGTCGAACACGGTTCCCCCGGCGCTTGGCGTCAACGACGGAGGCTACGTCGCTAACTCGTCCGCTTTCGTGCAGACCCCGGCAACCTCTGAGCTGACCCAGTCGGTTCTGACCAAGGTTCGCCAGCAGCTCTTGCGCTCCGGTGCTCGGAACAACCCCCTCGGCATGGAGAGCGGCAACCCCGTTTTCGGCCTGATTTGTTCGGCGGAAACCAGCGATCGTTTGATCCGCCAGGACCCCGATGCTCGTCAGGACATCCGGTGGGCCGAACCTTCGGACCTGGTCAAGCCCCTCGGCGTGGAGCGGTCCTTCAAGGGCTTCTACCACATGCTGGACGACACCATGCCCCGCCTCAATATCGTGGCCGGCGCGTATGTGTTCGTTCCGTACTGGATTCAAGACCCGGTCACGTCCGTCTGGGAATACAACCCCGCGTACGAATACGCTTCCTACGAGACGTCGATCATCTTCCAGCAGGACACGTACACCATGCTGGTGCCCGGCCCGGAGACCTCCGGCGGAAACACCAAGTTTGATGCGCAGAACTTCCGCGGCGACTTCCGCTTCCTCAACGTCGCGAACGTCGACCCGGCGAGCAATTACTACAACCCGGATGGCACTCGCGGCTTTTTCCGGGGAATCCTGGCCAGCGGTTCGCAGCCGATCCGGCCGGAATACGGCGTGGTCTTCATCCACCAGCGCCCGATGCAACAGGTCGAGCTCATCGACGCCACCGGCAACGCCAATGGCGAAGAGGGTGTCATCACCTACAGCCCGTCGCAGTTCGCCTTCTTGGCCACCACGAACTCGACGACCACCATCGTCATCACTGGCGCGGGCGCTGGCTTCACCGGCACGCCGACCACGGCGGTGCTCACGGTCGGTCATTATATCACCGGCGCGGGCATCCCGGCCGGAGCGACCGTCGCGTCGATCACCAACGCGACCACGTTCGTGATCTCTGCCGCGGCCACCGCATCCGCTACGAACGTGGCGATCACCACCTCGTTCGTCGAGATCGGCGACTAATACAATTCGGTAACATAGGGGAAGGTAGGGATACTCGGCCCGGCGGTCTACGGAGGCCGCCGGGCCTTTCCTCTTCCCAAACATCGTAACCCTCTTTCCTTCTTTCATGTTCCCGCAAATTCTTTTCAATCTCGTTTGCCGACGCTCTGTCCCTGTGGACCTAAGCGCGGCTTGCACGGGCGCTTCACAGACGGTCTCCCCGGCCAACACCAACCGTCGCTTTTTCAAGTTCCAGAACATCTCGGCGAACCCGATGTACCTGGAGATCACCGGGGCGGCGGCGACTGCGACCACAAGCTATACTGTGGCCCCCGGAGCCACCTTCACCCAGGAGAACGGCCACATCACGACGGCAGCCATTACCGTTCTTGGGACCGCAACGAACTTGTTCGTTTACAAAGAAGCCTAAGAGCCCTACGTGAGCATCCAAACCAAAGACAACCTCGGGGAATGGTTGAAAGCCTTTCTCCCCGTAATCATCGCGGCGATCATCGCGTGGTTCGCCTTGGCGAAGGCGGTCTCTGGTCTGGAGATCCGTCAGGACTTAGCCAACCAGCGGCTTAACGAACGGGTCACGGAGAATTTCTCCCGCATTGACAAGGTCGACAACTACGGAACAAACCCCACCAAACTCCACACGGAGGAGATCCAGTACCTCACCACGAGAATCGACAAGGTGGAGGTGATCCAAGTGGCCACCTCCGCCGCGGTCTCCGACATGCGGAGCGATCTTCGGTCCATTGCAGACTGGGTAAAAGAACAACGTCAGAAATCCAGCACTAAGTAAAACTATGATCGCAGTTATCCAACCTCAAGACTTCCAGACCGCCGCCCTCCAGTGGGTGGCGGTCGCCACTACTCTCGCGGGCATCCTCTCCACCTTTGCTGTCTACATCGTAGGCAAGGTCAACGAGGTCAAAAAGGCAGTGGCCGCACACGACGTGCAGATTGCAGCCAACCAAACCCAGATCACCGCCGTGGCCCTCGCGACGCCGGCACCCGCAACCGCAGTCACCAAATAACACCATGAAAAAGCTTCTACTTCTCATCCCCACCCTCTTCCTGTTCTCTTCCTGTGCCACCGAGCAAGTGCTCGTAGGTAAGGTCGAGGCCGACACCGAGGCAGCCCTCGCCGCTGTCAAGGCTTGGTCTGTTTCCCCCGCCGGCTCCGCCGCCTTGTCAACGATCACCATTGCCGCCGGTGTCGCCGCCACCTTCGATCCGGCACTCTCCCCGGAGGCCGGAGCCATTACGATTGCCGTGAACTCGCTCGAGACCGGCACGGCCCCGAGCTCCGCACAGGTTGCTTCCACAATCAACGCGATCACCGGCAGCAAGAACGGTGCGGTGATCGCGACCCAAGTTGCCTCCGCCGTCTCGTCTGCCAAAGCTGCCATTGCTCCGAACGCCAGTCCGGTCGCTGTGGCAGCCGGCGTGAATGCGGCCGTCCTGCTCGCCGCTTCGGCCATCAAGTAATCCCGATGATTGACGACCCCGCATTCGACCTGGCCATCAAGTTTGTCCTCCCTCACGAGGAGGAGTTCGCGCGGGGCCATTGGGGCGACGACAGCCAAGAAGCTTTCGTCGCAACCGAGCACGACGGCAACGACCCTGGCGGCGTAACCCGATACGGAATTGATGCGGCTTCACACCCGGGCATCGACATCGCCAACCTCACCCGGGCTGGGGCGATCGACATTTACGCGGATCTCTGGCGCGATCATAACCTCGACCTACTACCCTCGGAGTTGGCGATCTGTGCTTTCGACGTGTGGGTCAACGGCGGCCACGCCAACGTTTGGCTCCAACACGCCTTCAACGCCGCGGGTGGCCAACCGCCGCTCGTCGAAGACGGCAACCTCGGCCCGAAGTCCGTGGCGGCATTCCAGAATGCAACCGTGGACCAAATTGCCGACATGGTGATGTCTTTCCTATCCCAACGTGACGCTCGCTTCAAGGTCCTCGCCGCGGGCTCCTCTCGTCTAGCCACCTTCCTGAAAGGTTGGGAACAACGGGATTCCGATCTGCGGGCCTACCTCCTTTCGTAATGGCCATCGCCGACCCCGCAAGGAAGTACGACGGTTTCTCCGACCTCTCCGGCGGCATGGACTCCAGCCGGAGCCCTGAAAACATCGGAGCGAACTTCTACGCCCTCGGGGTCAACATTACGAGCCGCTACGGGTGGCCCAAGACGCGGCCATCTTTCGTGCGGCGTCTCCTCGCGGGGAACGCCGCGACGATCACCAAGCTCCAGACGGGTTTCTACCAAGGCTCCGGCACCTACTACAACGTCGTGACCGGTCAGCGAACCGTGATCGTCATGAGCGGGGGCTACGTCTTCGCCATCGACGCCGTCACCTCGGCCGTCACGGAGATCACCCCGGCCGGCGTTGCGAATCACGCCTGGGCAAAGCACTACCTCTGTCTGGCGGAGACCTACATGGTGATCCAGAACGGACTCGACCAACCGCTGGTCTACGATGGGGCAAAAGTCACGCAGGTCCCGATCGCTCCCGCCGTCCCGAATGGCTCTCAGGCAATCCCGATCGCGGGGATTCCCGTGGGTACTTTGATGGCTTATGGACAGGGCCGCCTCTTCGTGGCATCCCCGGATCGCCGGCAACTGATCGCGGGGGACATCCTCTACGGGGGCTCCACGAATCAGGTCAACATCAATCGGACGGACCCGATCAAGGGCCAATCCAACACCTTAGTCACCACGGCAACAGCTCACGGCTTCGCCAACGGTGCGAACGTGACGCTCCTCAACGTTTCCAACGGCACCGTGGCGGTGAATGGTAGCTGGCAGATCGCCAACGTCACGCCGATGACGTTCACCATCCCGCTGGCTACCAGCGGCAGCGGCACAGGCGGTCAAGCGCAGCTCTTCAACGCGGGGCAGGTTTCCGACATTCTCAATTTCACGGAGACTACCTACCTCAACGAGAAAGGTATCTTCACTCTGCCTACCAGCATGGGCCTGATTACGGGAATGGATTTCATCACCATCCAGAACACGCTGACCGGCGTGGGAGATCTCATGGTCTGGGGAGAGCATGGGGCGGCTACCATGGCCGTGTCGCAGCCCCGCACGTCGTGGCTCGACATCCCCTTCCAGACCGTCACCTTGGCACAGAACGGAGCGACGAGCCCGGCTTCTCTGGTCCAGGTGAACGGCGACATTTTCTTTCGTGCGATCGACGGCATCCGCTCCTACCGCAACGCGTCCGTAGAGTTCAGCAGCCTCTATGGGCAGGCGTCGATGTCGACGGAGATGGACGGGGTGATGAAGTACGACAGCCTCGACTTGCTGACCGAAGCGTCCGCCGGCCAATTCGACAACCGGCTCCTTTTCACCGTTTCCCCGGAAGCGTTGCCTACCAACGACCCCACGTTGATCCCGACCCCTGCGGGTAACTATCCGGGGATTCAGGGTCCGACTCCGGTTGTGTTCAACGCGATCTGCACGCTCGACTTTTACAACAGCAGCCGGATCTCCCAACAAGGACCCGCCGCTTACGACGGCATTTGGACGGGTCTTCAAGTGTTGAAGATCGAGGCGTCCCGTTTTGGCGGTTTTGAACAGTGCTTCGTTTTCCACCGAACGCCGAACGGGCTGACGGAGCTCTGGGAGATCCAGCGCGACCTCGGTAACGGCACCGGCACCGACATTTACGACGTGGTGAACGTCGACACGACGGTGACGCGGACGGAGACCCCGATCGCTTGCGCCCTCGAGACCGCGAGCTTCGATTTCCAGATCCGCCCCATGCGGCCGTACCAGGTTCCCATGACCCCGCTCCTCCGTCTGATCCGCGGGGACATGTGGTTCGGCGATCTGTGGGGGTCGTCCCTGGTCAACGTTTTCTGGCGTCCCGACGTCCACCCGTATTGGTTCTACTGGGGCTCCTACTCGCCCGATTTCCAGAACCAGGCCACGTCCGTGGCGGGGTCGGTTCCGATCGCGACGCTACCAGGATACGCTCCGCAGATCAGCATGGTGACACCCCCGAAAGTGGACGACACCTGGATCGTCAATCGACCGGTTCACCTCGGGCACACTTTCCAGCTTCGAATCGAATGGACCGGCCGGGTTCAGCTTCAACGGCTCTCCCTAAATGCCCACGACATCCCGGAAGCGGTGCAAGGGCACGCTCCCGGCGCGGCACAGCTCCAGACGGTGCCGGCGCAAGGTGGGTATCTCCCACGCCCCGCGGCTGAGTCCCTGCTTGGGTACTCCTCCGCCCCCGCGGCGGTCTTCATCAATTTGGACACCTCCGGCGAAATCAACCTCGACGGCACAGTAGACAGCGTTCTCTAGCACCTATGAAATACCTCTTCACCGCCCTCTTTGCCATGCTCCTCGGGGGCCTCTCCCTCGGCCAGCAAAAAACCGACTTGGACCTTCCGGTCGGGTCATCTTTGACCGCCGACGACGTGCTCCGGTACGTGGACATCCACGACACCTCGAGCAGCATCCGGGGGACGAACAAGCAGATCACTCTACAGAACCTCACCCTGTCTCTAGCCGTGCCGCTTTCGCTCACCACGATGCCGGCGCTCACGGCCGCCATCCAGGCTCAAGCCGCCCCGATCCCGATGCTCATGGTGGGCGACAGTATGACGAGTTACAAGGGAGCGTATCTCGCCGCCGGATTCGAGCAATCTCCTGGTCTCAGTGGCATTGGATTCGGCCTGATCTCCAACTCGGGACTTGCCTTGACCGGCTCGGCGGCTATCGTCACGGACTGGACGGTTTCACCCGCAGGTATCTACTACTCGATTCCGGTCGGCGGGACCGTAGTCCCCGCCGCCACGGTTCCGTGCGATACGATCTCCGTCTACTATGTAAAAGAGTCTGGTGCGGCGGCGTGGAAGCTCGAAACCTCACCGGATGGGACGACCTGGACCACTGTGCAAAGCTCGGTGAGCTGCGCGAATGCGAGCACGGTGGGCGCGGCCACGACCAGCACAGTCACCATCGGGCGCTATCGATTCCGTCTTACAGGAGTCGGGAGCGGGAATCCGGTAAAGGTGCTCGGCATTGTGGCCTGGAACAGCCTTCATCCCGGCCTCATCCTTGCCGACTTTTCAGTCGGCGGGACCAACCCCACGCTTTGGCTGTCGACAAACACGGCGATTCTCAATCCCGTGCTCGCGTCCCTCGCCCCGATCGCCTGCTATCATGAGAGCCGCAGTGACATGTCCACTTACCTGGCCAGCTATCGCGCCATGCTGGAAACCGGAGTTGGATCCGCCATGGATTGGATCATTGGCGGCGTGGTCGTCTCGTCGAGCCCGACCACCGACGCGACCTATGAAGCTTGGGAGCGCAATTATGCCGCGACCACGGCGAAGACCGCCTTTTTCGATCAGCTCCCTCTCTACTCCTACGCCGAGACCGACACGGTCCATCTCCTCCCGAATGTCCGCGCGGACTCGGTGAATAAGATGCTCCACTATCTAGGTTGGGACAATGCCCAGAACGCCGGTTTTCCCGTGGCGAAGTCCGTCATGCCGCTGGTCGTTGAGTCCAGCAAGTTCAATGCCTTCGTCACGCCGGGCGCGCAGAGCCTCGTTGGAATCATTCTGCAATCCGCGCCCGCCGATGGCATCGGGATCTACCAGCGCGATTTTAACGGGAACTATAACGGACACATCTATTTCGAGGGAAACGACGGAACCGCAAACGCCAACCGGGTCTTCTTCTCCTCGGCTGAATACACCCCGATGTCGATTGGGAGCAACGATCTCACTGTGACGGGGGTTCTGATCCCGAGCGGAAACCTCTACCTGAACAGCACTTTTGGCACAGCGGGTAATGTGCTGGTCACTTCCGGCGCAGAAAGCACCCCTTCATGGACGGACACGCCCACGCTATTGAAGATCGATTGTCCCCTCAGCGGCACAACGAGCGCCGGCCTCACCATTGCAAACCATAACTTGCAAGATCCGCTCGCGATCTTCGGCGTCGGCACTTATCCGAATTTCACCAGCGAGATCTACACCCCTTTAACGGTCGCTAATGGAATTTTTAATACCATTACTCAAACGACGGTGAACGGCTCAACCTCCGGAACGGCAGTATTCTCCCAGCCGGAGCAAGGAAGCTCCTACAAGATCGTCATGATCTACTGCAACGCCCTCCTGGGGACAGCGAGCTACACTTATCCCACGGCATTCTCTCACACGCCGCAGGTGCTATCTCAGAGTCTGGCAGCGGTGGCAACCTCCGTGTCATCGTCAGCCGTAACTGTGACCGGAACTACGACCACTGGATTCCTCGAGCTGAGCGGATTCTAATGCGCCCAAGATAATCCTGTGAGGCAATGGACATGACCCCAACCGATTTCACGGAGTACGGCCCTGCTGGCATCGTGGCGGCGGGAACCCCCCCCCCTTGTCCCCCATCCTTCACCTTCTCCACCCTCCCCGGAACCCCCGCGGCCGGATCGGTGGTCTACGTCACGGACTCCAACACCGCGACGTTCAATGCAACGATCACGGCGGGTGGAGG